TCTGTATTGAAGGAAATGCGCGGCATTGTCATCAGGGATATTGAGCGTCACGCAGGAAGTGGAAGCAAGACCGAGCGATTCATACAAATTCAATCTTATATTGCATCCAAGCGAATATCATTTACAAAGGATGCTCGACACGTTGCGAATTGTTTACTTCACATGGGAAAGATAACCGCTAACAACACTCATAGACATGATGATATTGCAGATACTTGCGCGGATGCGGTAAAAATTGCTTTAATTGACAAGCTATTGATAACGAAACAGGCGCAAAATGATAATATAACTGCTACACTTTTCAAGCATGAGCAACAGCAATTCGATGCACAAAGGACAGCATACCATGGCAATGAACTATTCTAACAATGAAGATAAAGACGATAATGCAGAGTTAGCGCGCATTAAAGAGAACATCTCAACATCCTACCTATACTTTCAAGACAACTACGATCGTTTTCGATCATTCCGTAATTTTGTATTTAAAGAAACGGTAAACGATAATCAGCGCTCATTCTTGAAAAACCTTGGTCGCCCCATGGTCGAGTTCAATATCCTTGAAGCGCCTATATCATCATTGCTTGGTGAATTTGCAGCGCATGAGCCAAGTATAGAAGTGTCTCCGAGTGAAGGTGTTCCAGTCGACCAGCAGGTGATTGACTTGGTTGAGATGAACTTTCGCCATGCACTTTACGTTGCGAATAAGAATTCGTTTAGCTATGAAGTGTATAAGGACACGCTGACGGGCGGTTTCTCGGTTGCCAAGGTTCGCACGGACTACGAGAACTCAATGTCATTCAAGCAAAACATTTACATTGAAAAGGCGTTTGATTCTACGTTGTGTGGGTTTGACCCGATGGCGCGTCACAGTCACAAAGGTGATGGGCAGTATTGCTTTGAAATATACCCAATGACGGATAAGGACTTTAATCGCACGTTTGAGCATGACATATCAGAGATTAAATATAACAACGTGAAGACTCAAGATGACTTTGAAGGATTCATGTGGTCATACAAGGACATCAAAGACTCTAAAACGATATTGGTAGCAGAGTATTACGAGAAGAAAAAGCAACGCACGCGCATAGTTGAGCTTGCTAATGGCAAGGTTATGCGATTAAGCAAATACAAGAAGATGCAAAAGCTATGGGAAGAAAACAATATTGTTGAACAGTTCCCGATTATCAAGGGTAAGCCGCGCTGGACTACGCTAGAGACTATTTGCAAGTATGTTGTATGCGAGAATGGGATACTCGACTATCAAGAGACAGACTATGCATTCTTGCCGTTGATATTCATTGATGGTAACTCGATCATCTTGACCGTTGGTCGTGGTAACTCAACGTATCAAATGACAAAGCCTTACGTGTATAACGCCAAAGGCACGCAGGACTTGAAGAACTTTGCAGGACAGGCGTTGGCTAACTATCTGCAAAACATGGTGCAGCACAAATTCATTATTAAGAAAGAGGCGATTGTTCAAGATGCTGATTCGTTGGAGGCATTGAAGAATATTCAGCGAATGAACAATATCATTGTCAATGCTTATAGTGAGAACGATCCAAATAAGCCTATTGATAACCCGATTACACCTGTTCAGCCTGTTCCTGCGCCGCCTGAGATTATGGGGGCATTCCAGATTACCGATCCGACTATTCAAACGATACTCGGCGGATTCGCATCTAACCTTGCTAAGAATGATAACGACTTATCTGGTAAGGCAGTTATTGAGACCTTGAGTGCGAGCAATGCGGCTTCAATGCCGTTTGTTGTGGGGTACTTGAATGGGTTGGCGCAGATAGCTACGGTTTACATAGACCTTATACCAAAATATTTGCTCGGAAAGCGTACATTGCCATTGCGTGATAAAGAGGGCAAGTCATCCTATCAAGATATCAATGATGATAGTGTTAGGCTGGATTATGAAGAAGGTGCGCTGAAGGTTAATATTGAGGCTGGGGTTAATTTTAAAGTGTCCAAAGACAGGGCAGTTTCTCAAATTATAAGCCTTATGAGTGCAAGCGAAGAACTGTCAAAATTCTTCAATAGTGAAAAAGGTTTGACCTTATTGTTCAAGAATCTAAACATAATGGGCGGGGATAATCTTGAGGATGCTATTCAAGAGTTTATGCAACAACAAAAACAAGAGCAAGAACAGGCAATGAAAATGCAGCAAGAAGCGATGCAGAACGATCCAGCTATCTTAAAAGCAAAGACTGAGCAAATGAAAGTTCAGCAACAAGGCGAACAGAATCAAGTTGAAAATCAATTTAAGATTGCTCAATTGCAGATAGATAAACAGTTGGCCGAAGCAAAACTGATGGAGGCAGAGGCCAAGATCAGTGAAAGCCAAGTCGATCAAGCTATTCGTCTTGAAGAGGGTGAGGTTTCTCGTTTTAATCATTCCATAGACAATGCGACCAAGATGGCTGAGTTAGAATTCAAAGAGCATCAAAAGGATATGGATCATCACAATCTAAACTTAGAGCATCGCAAACTTGATGAAGCAGGAAAGAAAAAGAAAGAGTAAAATATAAACTCTAAGGCATAGACCGGCCAGTCGAAAGGTAAGAACCCTACTTACTTTGCCTTAGTTATTAATAGGGATTGACGAGGGGTCGAGATGAAAGTTTGTAGTATTGAAGAATGCACTGGAAGACATAAAGGTCATGGATATTGTGGAAAGCATTATCAAAGATTTAAGAAGCATGGTGACCCATTAATATGCTTTCCTAAGGGCATCTGCTGTATAGACGGTTGCGACAGAGAATTTTTGGCAAATGGATATTGTAGTCTTCACTATGGAAGATGGAAAAGACATGGTGATCCATTGTTTCTTAAACAATATCCTGACACATGTACAGTAGATGGATGCTCTCGACCACATGCTCAAAAAGGTTTTTGCACATTGCATTATGATAGGAACCGAGTACATGGCGACCCTTTAAAAACAAAGTATCAAAGAAATCATTCGTCATTATTAGAATACTTTCAAAACAATTATGTTATTAATGAACTTACTGAATGTTGGGAATGGCAAGGCTCATTGAGAAAAGGATACGGATGGATGTCAGTTAAACGCCATGCAATGAGCGCTCACAGATTTTCATATAGTCATTTTGTCGGTGAAATCCCAGATGAACTATTTGTGTGTCATGTTTGTGATAATAGAAGGTGCTGTAATCCAAAGCATTTGTTTATAGGAACGCATGAAGATAATATGAAAGATATGGTAATTAAGGGTAGACATCACTCAAGGAAAAATCAATGAAACCAAAATATAAGATAACAGAACATCATTTAGATACGCTTGCGGGAATTTCGCGTTTAGAGCGTGATGGCTTTAAGAGGCAGGACATCAGTCGCGCCTTATACGCAAATTCAACAGGCGCAAGCAAAGATGAACGAGCTAAAATAATGAAGAAGCTTCACGAT